CTTCTAGTGTTTTCCATTTGGAAAAGTTTTTTGTGGGCAAAAAAAGCGTTGGGTTAAAAGGAACCCGAACGCTGTATCTGTCACCATTATTGTATCCTCTTACGAGGAGACGATTTCCTGCTTGTTCAACACTTGTGTAAAACTTCATTCAAGGGATTTAATATAGTTTGCAAGTAGATCCTTACTAGGACTTACAATGGTAGTAATGTCAGTTGACCTGACTACTACCTCACGATCATCAGAGTTCTTAGGCCACTGACTTAGGTTACCTTCATAGTCTACCATAAAAGGTTGACGAAGTACACAGTCAGGATCACCAGGTAGTGTCTCACCTTCTACTTCATCAACTTGGGCAACTATCCATTCATTACTCAGTCGCAGTAGATTCGCTGCTATCTCCATCTTCCTTTACCTCGTAGAAAATTTGTTCATCCTTTAGACCAATCTCTTTTAGTCTGTCAGCATAATTCTTGACAATATTATTATCAGGATATACGACACTAATAATATGCTCACCACTAATTCTATGATCTTCAATAGGAGAATATGGACACCATCTAGAATAGTTAATAGGAATAGTTCCATCCTCATTTAGTTCTCCAAGAGTAAGTAGATATGGATACACCATTCTATACCCTGCTACCTTATCATCATCACCTTTAATCTCACCAAACAAACACAGAACACGTTCTGAGGTTGTAAGACTAACGATTCTCATATTATGATTAGTAATCAATTCTTCATTCATTTGTTAGTTCCTTTTTTTCTTGAAGTTTCTTTTCATAAGCATCTTGTAATCCTTTTTCTGGACTACTGATTGTCATAACACAATCATACGGAATCTTAAACTGCCAATCGGGAGAGTAAGGATTCCATTTACTAAACCTTACCTGATATTCCATACCAGATTGTTCAGTAAGATACTGTGGTGTGCTACCATCAAGAGTTAAAATATATGGTTCTTCCATGAGAAGACAGACTCCTTTTTTGTTGTCTCCTTCTTCATCAAAGATCTCTTTTAATTCTGTAATAACACGATCACCTGTTTTAAAGGTGACAACAGATACAGCCATATTCTAGCACCTAAAATTAAATTTGTCAAAATATATTTCCATACTTTTCATTTCTAGACATAATGTTAAATGAAATAGAAACCTTATGAGTTCCAAAAGACACCACACTATGTGGTAGAGATGATGGAAATATAATCACCTCTCCCTCTACATTGTTTTTTGTGTTGTAGTTCATCTCAAACAATTGATGTCCAAGTTGAGTAAACACTGTGCCATTCTCTCCTTCTAGATGTAAGAGATATATGCCAGAGAATGTAGACGACGGATGTGTATGTGTCTTATGCCAACACTTACCATCACGATAGACATTATACCACATAGACTGCAGTTTTGATTCCTGTGGTCTATGAACGATATTCAAATTGGGATCCTCCAACATTTGGTTGAATGGATCCCATACTACATTATGATATATTTCCTCCTCCATGTCAAGAAGAATGTTGTTCTCCTCAAAATAGTTTGTTATTGAATCTTGATACTCACCTTTATATGTGATACCAGATTCATTAGCATATATCTGAGGTAATAACTTTTTCTTTAATTGTTCATGGTCTTTAACTTTGGTATAAAAAACAAAGTTAGAAGGAAAATTATATAACATTAAAAATGTTTCTGACGTTTTTGTTTCTCTGGTAGTTCTTTCATCAATTTTATTGTGAGAAGTCCATCTTTAAAATCTACTGATTCAACCTCTACATCATCCGCCAGTTGCCAGTTACGTGAAAAGTTCTTGTGAGATATTCCTTTGTATGAATACTTCTTTTCTTCCTTAGAAGATTTGTCTGCTGAGATCGTTAAAACATTCCTTTCAGTTTCTACAGAAATGTCCCCTTGCGAAAATCCTGCAAGAGCCACCTCCAATATGGTTCTAGAATCAGATCCATTATAGATGTTGTAAGGAGGATAGTTTGTTCCTGTTCCTGCAAAAGTTTCAAGTCTGCTGAATGTTTCATCGAGTCCTAGTGTGAATGGAGTAAATTGCTCCCATGTATAGTTTACCATTGTGTCCTCCGTAAAGCGACGTAAATTAAGTGACCCTTTCGGCATCACATTAATATTTTATAATTGTAGCACAAAAAAAGGAGGTGTGCAAACCCCCAAAAACCGTTACGGTTTCTACTCTTCTATTTCAAAGAACCATCTAATGTGTTTTATGTAATCAAATGTACAACCTATGTCCTTGTCACAATTGACATCATACTTCCTATCACATAAGAACGTTCTTAATTCCTCAATAGAATTAAACTTGCCTTGATGTCTTTCCTGTTCGTCGTAGAGATGGTATTTCATTAAGGTTCTTGTTTCTTTCTCCCTATATTATACTTGGATTCTAACGTCCATTCATTCTTTTCCTTGAAACTTAATACTTTGATTTGATTTAATGGAGCAAGATCTGATATCTTATCTTTGCTAACAATATTGGTAGTTACTAATCCCCAATCTAATAACAATTGCACGATTCTATTCCTGCGTTGAATATCGTTTAATGATAAATTAGTATTCTTTCCGTCTAATGCAAATAATTCTTTGAAGTGTACGATATAATACTTACCCTGTTTGTGAAGTATGTGACAGGATTGATATATCTTTTTCTCTTTTCTTGATGCTACACCTATGCGTGTTAATGTCTCACGAACTTTCAAGAAATCATCTGGTTCGTTCAATGTGACTTCAACCATATCAGATTGCTTCCATTGAATCTCAAGTTCACCGTTCATGTTTGCCACCTTTGCTTAATGCTTTTTTGATATAATCTAGTTGATTCTTGGTGAGAATTCTGAGTGCTTGGAGTGCCTTATCGTCATTATAACCATAATACTCTTTTACGATCTCAAGATAGTCAATAGAATCTTTCTTTGCCCAAGGAGAGAATCTCTTCCTAGGTTTCACACTATTTATATAAAAGTCATACTGCAAACGCTTTGGTAGATGAGGGTTCTTGTTCATCTCATTAGCAAACAACACAGTGTCAGTAAAGGAACTTAGACATCTGTTAATAATATATGTCGGATATTTCTTTTCCGCATCAATGTCATCAACTAATATGTTTTTCTTTGATTGGTTGATGCTGTATAGGTAGTCTTTCAGTTGGTACATTGTCGTTCCAGTGTCGTATATTTCCTGCAATAATAAAACAGTTAGTAATTACTAACTGTATGAAGATAAAGGATCTGATAATGCATATTATATCATCATATCTTTTAGTTGTCTCGTCGTTAAATGATCCTAGTGCATACTTCCATATCTTCCAAAATTTACTTAGCATTTACCCCAACAACTCTAGCGTTAGGGTTTCTAGCAAGAGCAACTTGACGTGCGTCTTGATAGTCTTTAGCAATCACTTCTTCTTTGAAGACAGTTCCTGCTTTGTATAAGGTTACTTCACATTTCATAATTAAATAAAACTAATTCTTTTCTGGATGCTTGTTCTTTATTATAGCATCCTGTAGACCTCATGGTGTAAGTGTGTGCAAATTCTGCAACTGTCCACCCATCAAACCTATCTCTAATTAACTGTGATGAGTTATATGATATTAACATAGGAGATGTAGACTTGTCGCATATAGTTGCAAACTCATCATGGTTAAATCCTTTATGCATATCCCCTTTTCTACCATACAAATTAGATTTAATTTCATATGGTGGATCTAAGTATATGTAAGTTCCTTCTTTATCAGATAACATCTGTTCATATGATAGATTAGTTATCTTCCATTTCTTAATCATCAAAGAATACTCTGGGAGTTTTTCAATACCATTCATTGAAAAATTACTTTCCGATGCTTGTTTAGAAAATGCACTACTCTCTGTCAATCCACTGAAAGAACATTTGTTTACAACATAGAATGATACAGCACGATCAATTTTATTTCCTACTGGTTTTGCTAGGTAATCTTTAGCATCTAAAAATAATTGTTTAGCAGACGATGGATCTGAGTGTCTTTGTTTGAGTTGTATCAATATGTCTCTAAGTTTCTGACCATCTGATTGCAATACTTTCCAGAAATTATACAATGGTTCATATAGATCATTGACCCATATGTCTATGTGTGGATACCTTTTACCTATCTCTATTGCTACAGAACCACCGCCTAAAAATGGTTCACGAAATTCTGTATAGTCTTTTAGATCAGGAATAAACTGAAACAGTTTACTCAATGCTCTAGACTTACCACCAGGATATCTTAGTGGTGTTTTATATGACTTTAAACTCTTTGTTTTCATTTTCTGAATACTCCAAGTTTAGCAAGGAGATATACTGATAACACTGTCCAAAATACAACTTCCAATCCAATGTGATTCATGGTTTCTTACCCTCCCAAATAATTGCTTCAACCAAATAATTTCTTGCTCGTTCAATGCCTTCTAGATTATCACCTAGTGCACCTATACTAGTATTACATACTTTACATAAAAATCCACGTAGTTTTCCTGTTTCATGACAATGATCTAAAACTAATTGTAGATCTGTCCTACCACAACAATCACATGGAGTTCCTAAAGGTTTTGTTTTACCATGTATTTTCTTTAGGTCTCTCTCTACCTTCCTAACAACCTTTCTGCATTCATAACACATACCATGACGATATGTTTTCTTTGCTGTAACAGTTGTTATTTCAAAGGCAATGTCCTCCTTTTCTTTTTTACATGTTCTACAGATCTTCATTTGAATTCACAACTCATCATGATTTCTGTGAGACATGCTAACAAGTTTAATTCTTGGTCAGGAACAATAGGAATACTGTTCATATACTTTGCAATAATTAAAACTGCTTCTGGTATAGAAGATGGTTTCAATACACCATAGAGACTATCATAGATCTTACGCATAACCATGGTAGGATCATTGTCCATATGTTGTACAACCCAACTCTTTACTGTAGTAAATTCTTTCTTCTTGAGTGAAGATAGTAATGCATCAAGATTAACATCAGCAACATCAACAAGGATTGCAGATGTAATAGAACCTGTGGCAGCATAACGTTGACACTCATTAATAAGTCTTCGCCAGTCTGGATAATATCTCTTGATAAGTTTTGCTAAGACTCTATCATCATACTCAACTTTCTCGCTAGTAAGAATACTTCTTAGTCTCTTAAAGAACTCACCTTGTAGTTGAGTTGCTTGCTCAGGTTTGATTCTAAAATCAACAACTGTACATCTAGAATGTAATGGTTCAATAATTTTATTAATGAAGTTGCAAGTAAAGATAAAACGACAGTTGCTGTGAAACTCCTCTACAGCAGTCCTCAAGGACAACTGTACGTCATTGGTAGTGTTGTCTGCTTCGTCTATAATAACGACCTTGTGAGACGCACCTGACGTTAGAGATACAGTTGTAGCAAATTGTCTTACACGATTTCTAACTGTATCTAAAAAACGACCTTCATCAGATCCATTGATGACAATGTATGATGCTCCTATCTCTTCACACATTGCTTTAGCAATTGTAGTCTTACCTACTCCTGCTGTGCCACTCAATAATAAGTTAGGCAGTTCTCCTTGTTCAATAAAACCTTGAAAAACTTTACGTGTTGTATCTGGTAGAATACAATCTTTGACTTTATTAGGTCTGTACTTTTCAACCCAAAGAAACTCTTTGCTCATGATGTAAAATTAGAATTTATCAGAACTCTATTCTGATGTAACATAGGTGAGTGACCTGTATGAAATCTTCTACCCTCAAATATAAGAAGACGATTTTTCTTAGGTGTAACTGTGTCCATTACAGTGTATTCATCACTCTCTTCAAATTCATTATACAATACAGTATCACCATCAGAATCTGATGTGTAATAAATTGTTGTTATATAATTATTAATTCCTGATGCAAGTTCAAATGGAATATCTATATGTGGATCATGTATGACTTTTGTACCAGATGCGATTGTCATATCAACTCTACATTTTAAAAGATTGGTGCATTTAACAGCATCTTGAATATAAAAAAGAAGTGGTTTTAAAAAATAGGAAAGTTTAGTATCACTAAATCCTGTATCTAATCTGAATACATGAAATTGAAATCCAAACTTCATGTGAAATTTTTCTTCTTCTTCAAGATAAGATGCATTTCTATTAAAAAACCATTCTTGTTGAGGTGAAAGAAATTGATCTTCTAAAGCATCAGCATAAGATGGTGTTAAGAAGTTATCAATTATTTTCATGCGGGTTCAAGGGCAATGTAATACTTGAG